CCAGTTTCTATGTAGGCTGTGGCATTTGCACCTGAGAAGGTAATAATCTTTGCATTTTTAACGCCAGCAAACTGCATCTTACCGCCAAGCCAAATTTGAGAATCAAAGCTAGATTCTATTGTTTCTAGAGTACCAAATACATCTAATCCTTCTAAAGCAAAGGCTGGTGTAGAAGATGATGCAACTCTATTTACATCAGCTAAACCAGTTGTCCATTTTTGATTCTGAAAATTGTAGATAATTAACTTATCTGGAGTTGCAGAACTTGTTGAAGCATAAGACCAAATTACTAGCTTTCTAGTTGGGTCTACAGCAACAGACATTAAATTAAGCAGACCTTCATCTACATCTGAAAAGAAGAATCTATTTACTTTTTCATTACCAATAGGCAATAATTGTTGCCCATCACAAGCATAGAATCCATCATCACCTAAGAAGAATGTCATTCCAGCATACTGAACAATGGAGTTAGCCTCATAACAGCCTAAGTTACGAGTAATATTGTCAAACTGAAATACCAATGGGCTTCCAACATAAGACATACGATAGATGGAACGATCCATCAACACTAGACCAAACTCACCACCAGTAACGCCAACTACAGTACCGCCATCAGGAATATTTTGAAAATCAGCCTGAGTTGTTGCTGAAGTAGTCCAGCTTGTTTCATCGTTTAATGCAGACCATTGAACCCGATTAGGGTTATCCGCAGTATATCCAGACACTACAAAATCACGCACTACTGTTACATAGCGAGCTTTTGGAGCATCTACAGCCAAATCAGTAAATGTAGAAGCGCTGTTAAGGCTATAACCTTGTAAGCGATTTCCACCGTTTGCTGCAATCATTACATCGCCAAACTGAGTAAATCTCCATCTTTGACCTGATGGGGTTACATAGCTAAATGTTACAGATCCAGTATCAGCTACAGAGGTAATATCTGTACCAGTTTTTTCGTAAGTAAATGTAGTTGTTAATGGAACTGTAAGGATTGTAAAAGTACCATTAAGCGTTGTATTTGTTGTAGCAGCAATAGTTATGCTATCTCCAACAGAAAAGCCATGAGCTGCGGAGGTTGTAATTGTTACAGTATTTGAAGTTCTTGCAACATTACTAATTGTTTTAGTGGGTTTAGATACACTATCTAAAGATAAATCAGATACATCTAATTTAAACAGTTTTGTATCTCCACCAGCAAATACCAAAACAGCGTTAGCAGTTGTTTTGCCAGCAACAACACTATTTAGATTTTCAGATGCACTAGCAGAATAATCTACAGGAGTCTTTAATGCTCCATAACCAGATGCTTTAGAAAATACATTTTCAGCTCGTTGTAAGCCATTAGACAAACCAGGCTGATCTGGAATCCAATCTCCAAATATAACTCGACTTAATGCCATGTGTTATTTCCAATGCTATTGTTTGTCCAAGTGCTGCTTGTTTCAGATGTTGGAGTCCATGTTTCATCACCAACAGGATCATTAGACCAGTTATCACCCATTACTCTGCCACTACAAGATACTGTGCCATCACAAGAAATTAATCCACTTGCAGAATAAACAGTAATTCCGTTTGCAGCTAAAAAAGCAAAAGCATCAATACTAGCAACACCAGAATATTGAACTCCACCTAATGCACTTACAAAAGCAGTTCCAGTAATTGATCCAGAGCTTGTTCTAAGCCTAATGGCGCTAGATGAAACAGTACCGCTTCCAGCTATCTGACCAACTCCAAATGTTATCTTAGTGCCATTACCAGTTACAAAACCAGTTCCAGTAATTGATCCAGAAGTAGTACGAATCCTAAAACCATCTGCTGCTGTAGTTCCATTAGCTGTAACTGATCCACTTGTATAATGAATACAAGTATCGGCAGATGCCCAAACAGCATTATCAAAAGATACATTGATTTGTTCTAATGTTCCAAAATCATCAATACTATCAATTGTAAATGGCCCACAATAATCTACTGGCATTATTAATTAAGCCAAAGTAACTGTCAGGCTTGCAGCAGCAATCTTGAAAATATCGCCAGTTTCAATTGTTTTGCTTGCATCTAATGCAGTATGGTATAAAAGATTGCCAGTTGTTAAAGCATCAAAAATGCCAATCCATCCAATAGTTCCCCATGTACCAGTTGCCTGGTCAAAGGTAATATCTGCTGAAGTAGTAGATACACCATTGCTAGGAGCAGCAAATGTCGCTGATTTGCGAGCATAAGAGCCACCACTAACTTCTGTACCGCTACCATCATCAGTAGGATCAGAAGTAAATAAACCTACATAAACAGTAGTTGGCGCTGTATAGCTTGTTGCTCGTAAAGTCACATTAATTAGTGCATTTTCGAGGTAGTTTGACATTTCAGCCATTTTGATTCCTTATCTAGATGTAACACGCATTGTTAATGGAACACCTGAGTATTCCGAATTTTGATCTGAATTAGTAATGTTTAAAATAGCTCTATTATAAAAGTCTGACCAAGTTGCTGAACGAGCATCATTAATAAGGTATGGCTCTGCTTCTAACAAAGAAGCGTATAACAGCAGATCAGGATAGTTAGCCAAAAAGACATTAGAACTAACGCTATCAGACATAGGGGTTGGTTTAGCAAAATAAAGCATTTCCAATACATAAGCTGTATCTGGAGTTGGTGCAAACTCAAACTCAGCACCTAATACTGTGTAGAAAACTGGCAGTCCAGACTCATCTGCCCTAGCATCACGCATAAAGGCACTAGGAGAAAGGTAAGTAACAGGCATCCTAGGATTGCCTTGAGTAAAGATATTACGCATCTCTAAAAAGTCTGCTGGTAACTCTACCTTGCCATCACCGCTAGTCATTGATGTTGTAGCAGATGTCAGCATTTGACGAGTACGCAAATCCCTAGATAAACGCAATTCTGCCAATGTAATAAATGTAGGAATCTTGCTGGTTAGGTCTGAACGGCCTAAGTAATCAGCAATCTCCGTTTTTAATGCAGAATAGCTAGTGAATGACATAATCGCCTTTAATCTTTACTGATGTTTTCCCAGCTATAAACATAGCTACCAATGTGCTTAATACCTATAGATAATTCGTGATCTACCCAAGTATCTACGCCAGCATCTTTAGCTTTGATACAAAAGTAGATGTCCTCGCCTAAAATCTTCTCATTTGGCAATTGCTCAAAGTAGAAGTAAGGCCGTTCAATCTTCTTAAATACTGATGTCTTAATTAAGACTACGCCACATCCAATGCCATCTACCTTGCTAATGCCTTTTAGCTTATTAGAATAAACAGGAAGCCAGGTTATAGAACCATCTTCGTTAATCTGTAGATTCTTAGCTGTAGGGATAACAGGCTCAGAACGAGTTGTAGCGTTTACTCCAATAATATCTTTGTTGTGTCCCATTAAGATCTTTAAGGTATCTTTTGGAAACCTCATATCAGCATCTATGAACATTACATAGTCTGCTTTTGTTTCTAATGCCGTTTTAACTAAACTATTGCGCTGGTCAAATATAAGCGTTCCAGCAGCCGTAAAGATGTCTAGATCGTGTTTAGTGGTCTTTACTGTGTAACCCACAAGCGCTGCTAAATCAAACGCTGTAGCCACCTCCATTTGACCCCTAGCTGGAATACAGATAGCAATTCTGCTCATACTGTACCCCCACGAGTACGAAACACCCTATTATCAGGATCATTTAGCCATTTCTTCATCGCCTTTTGATCCATGATGTAATAACCACGCATGATGCCTAAAGCATTTAGTTCATTAATGATCTCTGTTGGCAAAGAAGCAATCTTGTTCTTACGATCAATGGGATTATCACCCCATCCAGTAGTTCCGCTATTGTCGTTGTACTGAGCCTTTGTATGCTCGATAAAGTCTGTTAGATCGGTAGAGTGCTTAATAATTAAGCCACCATTACCATCATCGTATGCAGTCTTTACAACTCCATTCTCTACATCAATAATCTTTTTCAAATTCTAATCCACCTATCAGGAATCAAATCCGTTGTATCAAGGCCGTTAGTAAACCAATCTCTAGGAGCTACTACTGTATCTCCATCGGCTAACCATGCACCCCACCAGGCAAAACTACTATTAGCTATTATATGATTTTTGAATGATGCCAGTAAAGCTAAATCTACAATTGCTGGATTGCCTTTTACAACTACATCTGCCCACTCTAGGTTTTGTTCGCACCACTCAGGATCATCAGAAAATACTACAAAAGTAGCATCTGGGAATACCTCTCTAGCATCCCCATAATATTCTTCATCTAGATTGTGGAACACATCGCCAAGCGCTAAGTAATCTCCACGCCTTACGGATACTGCGACCATATCTGAATTTATGTCATGCTTTGGCAGTTTGAACTCATTTCTAATTTTGTCTGATATGTTTTGAAAATACTTTTCAGACTGCCAATAACCTAACATAGTCCCAGATTGGGATATTTCTTGAAATTTAAAGCCCTTTTCTAATATTGGCGTAGATATTTGTTGCGCTATTTGTGCCGATATGGGGAAAGAACCTAATTCGTACTGCCTTTGTTTATGCTGATTGTAGAAAGTGTTGTCAATAAACAACGGTTCTTGCAATCGTTCAGCTACCCCAAGTCCAGAAGCATACTGGAACATTTGGTTGCCTAAACCACCTTGAAGATAAGTAATCATAGAAAAAGGGGTGAGTTATCCCACCCCTGATTCTACTTAAAACTACTACTTATGACAAGTCAAATGCACCGCCATGAGCAGCTTCGTTACGAACT